ATATATTAACCTTCATTATTACTCCTGTTGTTTTGTTCTATGTAATGATGATGACTCAGAAAATTAGGACCATCTTTACCATAATTTATATTTTCATTATCATCTTCAGTTTCAGTTCTTGCTTTTAATTGTTCTGCTATCTCTGTTAAAGTAAGCATAGGACTTTCAAGTGCCACACTCTTACTTCGATTCAATGGAGCTCCTAAAGCATCAGTAAGTGGTACAGGAACCCCTTGTACAAGAGCATGAGCATTTTTTAATATCTTTGTTATATCTTCTAACATCTTTCTTAACTCATCACCTAATACCATAGGTTCTTTTTTCTTTTGAGATTGTACTCCTAAATAAATATTATTAGATTCAATAAGTGAGAATCCTTTTGATGTTATAGATATGTTTTGTCCAGCACCCACATTAATGTTTCTAAATGCTGATATTGTTAAATCATTTTCTTGAGCATCAAATGTTATCCTATCGGAAAACATTATTATTTGGTCAAATTCAGTTTGTTGTTCCGGAGTTGGTTTTACACCCCCATAATTTATATTAAACTCATTTTGTGGCGGAATACCCTCTTGTGATATACTTGAATTTCCTATACCAATTAAATATCCCTTATATTGATCTTGACCTTCTTCATATGATTTTAAAACTACTTTATCACTTGATAAATTATCTAATGAAATTAAATTTTGTTCAAAGCTTCCAAAAGATAACATACCAAATACAGAACCATTATTTCCTTCTATATTATTATTTTTTATAGTAATATACGGATTGATAAACCTACTACCAACCTGTACAGAATTACCATGCCTACCTTCTAAAACTAAATCAGTTACAGAAGATTCAATATCGGCCTGTGATCCCCTTTCAGCAACATTAATATCATACGCATTATCTAATGTATTAACTCTTGGTTTAGTTACTTTACTTATATTTTTTTGTTTATAATCAATATTATAACCACCGTTATCAACACCACGAGTATCAGTTTTTAATTTATTTTGATTTAAATTTGGATTATAAAAAGTATCAGGTGTATAATTTGGATCATTAGTGGTATTTAAAGGACCTAAATAATAAAATACATTTCCTATTTGAGTATAAATGACACTATCCCCTTTAGTTATTGAATCTGAAAATCCTCGTAGTAAAGGTTGAGCTGGTATATTATTTTTTAAATATCCAGAAGCAACTGATCCTTCAAATGTAGGTGAAATCAAAATTACTTGACTTACATTTGATGGTATACTCGTGGATGCAATAGTATCTAAATCATCTAATGTATTGATTGCCCTTTCAACATGACCATGATGAAAAGTAAATTCAGATATATTTGTTGAATCTTGATTAGGTTGTCCTAATTCATTTATATAATCTGGATCTATTCTTATATGGTGAGCCATTATGTCTTTCCATACTTACTTCTTATATCAGACATATCAACAATTTCATCTTTTTTCTTTTGTAAATCAGTTGTTACATCTTCAAGAGTTGCCATTAGTTGTTCTTTCTCTTCTTCAGAAAGTAAAGCAGTACTACTATCATCGATAGTTTGCTTGGACATAATGCGTTGATATATAGTAGCTAGTTTAACAAGGTTATCATCATTACGAATACCCACATCCATTAATTCTTTGATTATAGGACCTACAACAGCTATGTCTTCTATACCTTGGATATAGCCATGAACTTCCTGAATCAATAAGTCAATCTGAGTTTTCTTTAACTTAGTGTTCTCGTATATCTCCTCAGATAAATCTGAAAAGTTTTTATTACCGAATATTTTATAATCGTTTTCCATACATATAAATATAGTACGGGTTTAGAATTACACTAAAGAACCTGTATATCTTAGGTTGTCTATATGACCACGGCTAAGAACTTCTTCTTGGATTCTAGGATAAATCTTACGGAATGTATTGGTGACTTGAGTAATCTTAGATGTCTTAACATCTGTCATTTCTCTAATCATAATGTATATTGCTTTCTTATTAAAATTATCAATATTATCTTTATTCTTACATAGATACAATATAGATTCAGCAATATCTCTATCTTGTGGTTTTGGAAAAAGTCTTTCTATATTTTCTTCAAAGTATTCCATAGTCTTTTTAAATATATCAGATGATGGATTTTTTTCTATTACTTCGTCATCTACACCTTGTGTATAAAGAGTATCAACATCATCATGAATTTTTACTTTTTTATAGTTAGCATTATTATTTAGTATAAGATAATTTTTTGCTACTACAGAAAAATAACTAAAGGCTTTACTACCTTTGGTTTCATCAAACTTGTGCATATTGATTACAAGATTGGATACAACCTCTTCTTGTAAATCTCTAAACCCATAACTGAAATAACTAAACTTAAATGTATTAATTATGTTTTCAGCAAGTTTAAGAAATGCTTTATGAATTTCTTCAGTATAAATTGTATTTCGTTCTGATGGTATATCGGAATGGTTATATCTTATAATGGCATCATGAACTGGTGTACCAAAATATATTTTACTTTTTTTCTTTCTTTTTTTCTTTAATGGGGGCATCTTCAACCTCTGTTTCAAATAAACTATTTAATTCATTACCAAGTCGTTTTATCTCCGTAAAGAAAAAACCGACTTCATCATCGGACTCAAAAGTCCCTCTATCATCTATTTTTTTAAGTTGAAGTTTTATTGATTCTATTGTATTATTTATATTTAAAATTATGTTTTCATAGTCGTTGATACGGCGTAATGCATAGAAAGCTACCAATCCTAAAAAGGTAGCTATTATTCCAAGTGTAACGATTATTATGTAATGTAACAATTAAGACTCTAATTCGTGTATTTTTTCATCTATCAAATCTATGACTTCTATAAGTACTTCATTTTGTTCTTCACTAAGTTCTGTTTCTAATAACAAACTCTTTAAATCCTCTAAGAAAAGGATAATTTGGTTGTTAATCATTAAGCATCTCCTACGATATTAGTTAATAGCTCGAGCATCTGATCTTTATCAAAATCTTCTAACTCGTCTATATGATTATCTAATGTTTCAATTAAATCTTTCATATAACCATCTTTAAAACTTTGTACAGTTTTTTCAAATAACTCAGGATTTTCTACTTCTAATACATCTAATATTTGATTAATTAAATCGTTAGCATCTGTTAGATTCTTTCTTACCTTAAAAAACATTTCTTTGTGTCTTGATTGTTCTACTTCTAAGGTATCTAATCTGCTAAGTATAAAAGATATAACTTTAATTATTTGTTCGTTTGTATGTTGTGATTTTTCCATATATCCATAAATATTTACTTACTAATGAAATCACTTATATTTTAGTTATTATTATTTAAAGTTTAGGGGCATAGAAGAAAGGAAGAAAGAACTATGCCCCATATAGAACCTCTTGAAATGAGATTCAATTCTTTGAGAACGATTATAACCTATTTATATTCCTCTGTAATATACACAATTAAAACCATTAAGTCAAGCATTATTTTTGAGAACTTGAAACTAAATTGTTAGAAACTTGTTCACTTAATAAGGATTGTATGGTGAAATATAACGATGGGTTTCGTTTTAATAAATCTTTAAAATCTTTTTGAGGCCAGACCAAACATTCAGCGTTATGTTCTACTCGACAAGTTGCTGTTGCTGGTTTCTCTGTAAGAAAACTCATCTCTCCTACAAACTGACCATCTTTTAATTCTGCTACTTTATTATCATTAACAAGAACATCTACAGTTCCGTTATAGATAAGGATTAAATCTTTTACTGGCTTACCTTGGGTTATGATAGGTAATGGTGTATTAAACTTTTTCCATTCGGCTACTTTGGTTATCTTTAAGAACTCAACAGGTGTTAAACCCTTAAACATAGTTTCATATAATTCTTTTTCTTTATCTGTCATATCAACTGGTCGTTTTTCATATATGATAACTGCCACATGATATAAGTTAAGTAGTATAAAGATAATGTTCCAACCGATAGCAATCCACATAGGTTCGACTGGAATATAAAAGTTATATAATACAGAGAATAAACTAGCAACTACGGATACGAGTCGTAGATATAAAATGTCCTTAACCAAAAAGGAAAAGGCAATAAGACCAAATGCTAAATGTCCAGCTATAGTTGCTATATTCATATTACATATTCTTCTGAACTCTTTTTACATAAAAGTTCGTTTTAATATAATTCTTAGAATAACTTCTTGTTACGGTTGGACCATGACTATAAGCAGTAAGTGTTGCATCTAAGTCATTGAATTGTTTATTTAATTTAGATAGATACTTTATTCCAACTGTAACATTTACATAAGGATCAAACAAGTCTTCTTTGGGTGTTTGGAATTCGGACATCGCTGTCTTAGGTAGTATTTGCATTAAACCTAACGCACCACTAGTAGATACAGCTTTATGATTCCAATTTGATTCTGTTTGTATAACGGCTTTAACCATTTCATACTCCACACCATATTCCCAACAAAGAGCTTCTATGTAAATAAGTATGTGCTTAAGTTTAGATTTATTCAAAGAAGATTTAATTTCTTTTGCTTGAGTTTCGTAATCACTTGGTGTGAATGGTACATTGACCATACGGACAATGGTTTCGGTTTTAGTATTTATTATGCTAGATGGATTACTTAGATTGACATATCCAACAACGGATAGTGAAGTCAAAGATACACCTAACAGAAAATACAATCTGTTCATATTCATATTATTACCCTTTCTTTATTAATAAATATATTAAGAATTGTCTTCAAGCTTTTTAAAAACTTTTTTTTCTTTAGAGTTCATCATCTGTAATTTAGATAAGTTGTCCATCATCTTACCTTTTTGTACAAGTGATATTTTATCATTCGAGTAAAGTTTATTTACTTTTTCTACTGCTCGATGGTAACCCCATTCGATAAATTCTTTGACGATGGTTTGGTATAAAGTTTCTGTTTTCATATGAGAG